GCTAAGTATGTTGTAGAAACACCTATACATGAAAAAAAAATTTAATGAAACAAAAGTAGGGCAGTTTTTAAGTAAAGCTGCTCCAGGTATATTAGGTACTGTCGGTAATGTATTACCAGATAATGGAGTGTTAGGTCTTGTAAAAAACTTAATACAAAAAGATCCTGTAATGCCAGCAGAAGACAAAGAAAAAGCAATGAAGCTATTAGAACAAGATATGGTTGAAATGCAAGAAATATCAAAACGTTGGGAAAGCGATATGAAAAGCGATTCGTGGCTTAGTAAAAACACGCGCCCTTTGTCTTTGATATTTTTATCTGTAATGACTATTGCTTTTATATGGGTTGACAGCCACGAAACTTTATCATTTACAGTAGAACAAGAGTGGATAAGCTTGTTAAAAACTTTAACTACAACAGTTTATGTAGCATACTTTGGCTCGCGAGGAGCGGAAAAATTTAAAAGTATAAGTAATAATAAATAATAAGTAAAACAATTAACAATTAAATTAAATTAAATTATGGAAGAAGCAAAAAAAATGATCAAAGAAGAACAGTTAAAAACTGTAAACGATCAACAAGGAAAATTAAATGAGCTACTTAGAACTATAGGTGTTTTAGAATCTCAAAAACAAGGCGTTCATTCTCAAGTTTTAGAACTTTCTAAAGAAATTGACAAAACTAAAAAAGAACTTGAAGAAGAATATGGCCAAGTAAATATTGATCTTAAAGACGGTAGTTACACAGACATTGAAAAAGAAGATGCCAAGTAATATTAGAAAAATAAGTATTGGATCAGATTACAAAAATGACGCTATGCATTACGCTGTAGGTCAACAAGTATATGGAGGTCACGAAATATCTCACATATTACTAAATAATTCTGATAAGTCTTATAATATTCATATTAAAAAAAACAACGAGGTATTGCCATGGAAAAAATTTAATTCTAACATGGCTATATCTGTTGAATATGATTTAGAATATTAATGAAAAGTTTATACGACTTTATAGTTAGACCAGTTGGAAAAGAATATGACAACGAGATAACTATTGGTGATAAAAAAATTATTTTAAATACAAAAATTGAAAGTTTTAAATTTGTTAATAATATAGCCAAAGTTGTAGAAGTTCCTACTGCTTTCAAAACAAATATTAAAAAAGGTGATTTAATAATTATACACCATAACGTGTTTAGAACTTTTTATGACATTAAAGGTATTAAGAAAAAAAGCAGATCATCATTTATAAATGGTATGTATTTTTGCTCGTTAGATCAAATTTATTTATATAAAAATAATGGCAATTGGAAATCTATTAATGATAGATGTTTCATAAAACCTTTAAAAGCAAAAGATAACTTAGAAGTTGTAAAAGAGCAAAAGCTTATTGGTATATTAAAAATAGGTAATAGTTCTTTAGAAGCGCTAGGAATAACCGAGGGAGACACCGTAGGTTATACACCTTATGGAGAATATGATTTTCTAGTAAATAAAGAGCGTTTATATTGTATGAAATCAAATGATATTGTAATTAAGTATGGAAATCAAAAGAACCAAACAGAGTATAATCCTAGCTGGGCGAGTAGCAGTTGAAGAATTAATAAAAGTTGCTAAAGAACCTATTGTAGATACAGCAGAAGATATATCAGCTGATAGACTTAAAAATGCTGCGGCTACTAAAAAGTTAGCTATATTTGATGCTTTTGAAATACTTAATCGTATTAACGAAGAACAAAACATGTTAGATGAAAAGCCTAAAGAAATTAAAAAAGAAACTACGTTTCGTGGTTTTGCCGAAGGAAGATCTAAATAATGTATACACAAACTTTATATAAAATATTAAAAAACCACATTGATCCTAAAGTTCTTAAAAGAACTAATAGGTATAAAAAATGGGAGCATGGATATAACGAAGATCATGATATGGTTGTTATATCTACTACTGGTGAAATAGGTGAAATATATGAAATACAAAATCTTAAAATAGCTTTACCTAAAAAAAACAATATTCAAGTTTTTGATAGTGACAAATGGGAGCGAAAAGAATTACCTAAAGTATTAAAGAAAATAAAAACTGTATTTGACTGGAGAGAATATCCAGATGACTTTAAAGAAATGTGGTATGACTATATTGATGAAGAGTTCAAAAGACGTGAGGAAGGTTTTTGGTATGTCAATAAGGGTAAACCTACTTATATTACTGGTACACATTATATGTATTTACAATGGTCAAAAATTGATGTTGGCAAACCAGATTTTAGAGAAGCAAATCGTATTTTTTTTATATTTTGGGCAGCTTGCATAGCTGATAGCAGGTGCTACGGTATGTCATACTTAAAAAACAGACGTTCAGGATTTTCATTTATGGCTTCTGGTGAGTGTGTTAACATGGCTACAATATCTACTGATGCACGTTTTGGTATATTATCAAAATCAGGTGCTGATGCTAAAAAAATGTTTACTGACAAAGTAGTTCCAATATCAGTTAATTATCCTTTCTTTTTTAAGCCTATACAAGATGGTATGGATCGACCTAAAACAGAGTTAGCATATCGTGTGCCAGCTTCTAAGTTTACAAGAAGATCTATAGTATCAACTGAAAAAAACGAAGAGTTAGCAGGTCTTGATACAACTATTGATTGGAAAAATACAGGTGACAATGCTTATGATGGAGAAAAACTAAAGCTTTTAGTTCACGATGAATCAGGTAAATGGGAAAGACCTAATAACATCCTTAATAATTGGAGGGTTACAAAAACTACACTTAGGTTAGGTAGTAAAATTATTGGTAAGTGCATGATGGGATCAACATCAAACTCTTTAGATAAAGGAGGGGCTAATTTTAAAAAATTATATTATGATTCAGATGTTACAAAAAGAAACTCCAACGGACAGACTCGCTCAGGACTCTATTCTTTGTTCATACCTATGGAATGGAACTACGAAGGATACATTGATTCTTATGGCTTACCTGTATTCGACACGCCAAAAAAACCAGCTGAAGACCCTCATGGAACAAAAATAAAAATTGGAGTAATAGAGTATTGGCAAAATGAAGTTGATGGTTTAAAAGGAGATCAAGACGGTTTAAATGAATTCTATAGACAGTTTCCAAGAACTGAAGAACACGCTTTTAGAGACGAAGCTAAATCATCTCTTTTTAATTTAACTAAAATATATGAGCAAATAGATTGGAACGCTGATATAAAAAATAGTGGTATAATAACTCAAGGTAATTTTCAATGGATAAATGGAGTTAAAGATACTAAAGTGGTTTTTAACCCAAGTAATAATGGTAGATTTTTTGTATCATGGGTACCACCGCTAGAACTACAAAATAAAGTAGTGGCAAAAAATGGATTAAAATTTCCTGGTAACGAACACTGTGGAGCATTTGGTTGTGACAGTTATGATATATCAGGTACAGTTGATAAAAGAGGTTCTAATGGAGCTTTAACAGGCTTAACAAAGTTTAGTATGGAAAACGTTCCACCTAATCATTTTTTTTTAGAATACATAAGTAGACCATCAACAGCTGAAATATTTTTTGAAGACGTGTTAATGGCTTGTGTTTTTTATGGCATGCCAATATTAGCAGAAAATAACAAACCTAGATTATTATATTATTTTAAACGAAGAGGCTATAGAGGATATTCTATAAACAGACCTGATAAAGTATATAATAAATTATCTGTAACAGAAAGAGAAATAGGTGGAATACCTAATTCAAGTGAAGATATTAAACAAGCTCATGCGGCAGCTATAGAATCGTATATAGAAGAATACATAGGCTTACAGTCTACTGGCAATTATGGAGATATGTATTTTCAAAGAACTTTAGAAGACTGGGCTAAATTTAATATAAATAACAGAACATCTCATGATGCTTCTATTAGTTCAGGTCTAGCTATAATGGCTTGTAATAAAAATAAATACCGACCAAACCCTCAAGTTGAAAGAAAAATCTACAACTTAGGATTTAAGAAATTTAACAACAAGGGATCAATGTCAAAAATAATTGAATAAATGAAAATAAATACTAATTCAAATAGTGCTTTTCCAAGTCAGGTAGTACCAGACGCAGAAAAAGCTTCGTGGGAGTATGGATCTCAAGTAGCGTCCGCTATTGAAACCGAATGGTTTAACCAAGGTAGAACTAACGGTAACAGATATCTAACTAGTTTTAATAATTATCATTTTTTAAGATTATACGCAAGAGGTGAGCAACCCGTACAAAAATATAAAGACGAACTATCTATCAATGGAGATTTGTCTTATCTTAATTTAGACTGGAAGCCAGTTCCTGTTATATCTAAGTTTGTTGATATTGTTGTTAATGGTATATCTAATAAACAATTTGAAATAAAAGCATTTGCACAAGATCCTTCATCAGTTAAAAAAAGAACTGAGCATGCTGACGCTATAGCAAAAGATATGTTTGCTCATAAGCAATTACAAAAAATGAAAGATATGTTTGGTATAGACGCTTCAAGGTCGTCAGTACCACCAGATCAAATGCCTGAAACAATGGAAGAGTTAGAACTTCACATGCAGTTAAGCTACAAGCAAGCTATAGAAATTGCAGAAGAAGAAGCTATAACAACTACATTGGCTAAGAATAAATGGGAATTAACTAAACGTAGATTAAATCAAGATTTAGTAACTTGCGGAATAGCTTGTGCTAAAACAACATTTAACAAAGCTAATGGAATAGAAATAGATTATGTTGATCCAGCTTATGTTATATATTCTTACACAGAAGATCCAAATTTTGAAGATATATATTATGTTGGTGAAGTTAAATCTATAACAATACCAGAACTTAAAAAACAATTTCCAGATATACCTAATGATGAATTACAAAAAATTCAACAAATGCCAGGTAATAGACAATATATAACTGGCTGGGGAAATTATGATAACAACACAGTTCAAATTTTATATTTTGAATATAAAACTTATATGAATCAAGTTTTTAAATTAAAATATAATGAAAACGGTTTAGAAAAAATTATACAAAAAACAGATGAATTTAATCCTCCACCTGCTGACACTTATGACAAAGTGTCACGTAGTATAGAAGTTTTATATTCTGGTGTTAAAGTATTAGGAACTGACACTATGCTAAAATGGGAGTTGGCAGAAAATATGACTAGACCTATGTCTGATTCTACTAAAGTAGAAATGAATTACGCGTTATGTGCACCAAGAATGTATAAAGGTAAAATTGAATCTTTAGTTAGTAAAATAACAGGGTTTGCTGATATGATACAGTTAACACATTTAAAAATGCAACAAGTATTAGCTAGAATGGTACCGGACGGTGTATTCTTAGATATGGATGGTTTAGCTGAAGTTGATTTAGGTAATGGTACAAACTATAACCCAGCAGAAGCGTTAAATATGTATTTTCAAACTGGTTCTATAGTTGGTAGATCGCTTACTCAAGATGGAGAGTTAAATAGAGGTAAAGTACCTATTCAAGAATTAACTTCTTCGTCAGGAGGAGCTAAACTTCAAAGTCTTATACAAACGTATCAATATTATTTACAAATGATACGTGACGTAACCGGGCTTAATGAAGCTAGAGATGGTAGCTTACCAGACAAAGATGCTTTAGTAGGTTTAGCTAAAATGGCAGCTAATCAATCTAATATAGCTACTAAACATATAAATCAAGCTAGTCTTTATTTGTCACTTAGAATATGTGAAAACATTTCTTTAAAAATAACAGATGTTTTAAGATTTCCTTTAACTAATAACGCTTTAGTTGAAAGCATTTCTTTATTTAATGCTAAAACTTTAGGTGAAATATCAAATTTAAATCTTCATGATTTTGGTATATTTTTAGAATTAGAACCAGAAGAAGAAGAGCAGCAAATGCTAGAAACTAATATTCAAATAGCGTTAAAAGGTGGTGGTATTGATTTAGAAGACGCTATTGATATACGTCAAATTAAAAATATTAAATTAGCTAATCAACTTCTTAAACAAAAGCGTAAGAAAAAATTAAAAAGAGATCAAGCTAATCAAAAAGCTATGATTCAGGCTCAAGCTCAAGCTAATGCAAAAACTTCAGAAGCAGCTGCTTTAGCTGAGGTTCAAAAAAATGAAGCTATGACTCAGTCAAAAGTTCAATTAGAACAAGCTAAGTCACAATTTGAAATACAAAGAATGCAAACTGATCTTGAAATAAAAAAGCAATTAATGGCTCAAGAGTTTGAATATCAAAAGCAACTTGCTATGATAGAAAGACAAAACATGGGTGCTAAAGAGCAAGAAATTGAAGATCGCAAAGACAAAAGAATTAAATTACAGGGGACGCAACAAAGTCAACTAATTAACCAAAGACAAACAGATGGAGCACCTAAAGATTTTGAAAGTGCAGGTACATCACAATTAGGCACTTTTGGTTTACAAAATATGATGCCGCCTAGTATCTAAACTATTTAATAATTATATAATATTTTATCATGTCAAAAGAAACACAAACAACAGAACCTGTTAAGCAGGAAGGTGAATTTAAATTAAAAAAGAAAACACCTAAAAAATTTAAAACTTCACCAGAAGGTGAAACAATTAAATTAGATTTAACTAAACCAGAAGCTCAAGGAGAAGTAATTCCTGATATTATTAAGGTAGAAGTACCGGCTGAGGTTATAAAAGAAGAAGACAATGCCATTCGTATCGAAGAAACAGGAGCAGTTCCTGAAAATAAACAAACCGGAGATCTGGCTAAAGTGGACGAACAAATACAAGAGTCCAGCGCCACTGATAAAAAAGAAGTGTCGCCAATCCAAGAAATAGTTGAAGAAGAAGTAAAAGAAATAAAACAAGAAGTTAAAGAAGCTATTAGAGATGAAAAAGTTTTAGGTAAACAATTACCTGAAAACATTGAAAAGCTAGTTAATTTTATGG